GATATAATCTCCAGAACGTCCCCACGTTGTGTAGGGAGATCTTGTCTGACGCGGACGATGGAAACATCCTCCCCGTCATAATACTCCTTACCGCAAGACTCTCTGAACTTGCCAGTCCAGAAAGACTTGCTGAGATTAACTCGAAACCCAAAAGTCTCGAGCATCTCAACAACGTGATGCGTAAATTCTACGGGCACGATAATATCGTCACCGTAGACGCGCACCTTCCCAATAAAGGATTTAATATCCTTTTTGGTTAAAGGGCGGCTTAGCCCATTTTCGATTCCCATAAAGATAATGATCGTAAAGATCATTGCTTCTATAGGAAACGTCAGGGCTGAACCCATAGACGCGAACTTGGCTAGACGTTGAACGCCATAGCCAGGCACATCAGCCTTCCGGCTTCTACACCCATCAACACCTCTTGCGAGGTGAGGATGGTTCTTAAGTAGAATCCGTACAAGCTGATTCGAAACTCTATCGGACGCTTCACTAAGATCTAGTGTTGCGAGAGATCCATTACTGGATCCCTTACACGCCATGGACTGATTAGGTCCTTGGTCGTCGAATCCGACGATGCTTCCCAGATTGTCATCACTGGAAATAGCATCGACGAGTACCTCCATGATTCCTTGCTGCACATATTGCATTGCAGTAGGTTCAATGGCGATGATTCGTGGAGTTCTGAGCGTTTTAGGCACTGTGATAACCTTGACAGGTATCTCAGTGCCGGGTTCGAGGATGTGAACTCGGTCGGCGTCATAATAACGCCAATTTGGAAAAAGGAACTCCCCAGAAGGGAAGTACTCTTCCAAACGCCGGGGCCATGTTGCTTGAGTGAACTTGAGGTTTCCCTTAAGTCCATCAGCAGTGGCACCAGGACCGTGTCTCGGGATGATGGATCCGTCATAGACGGTTCTGTCCACATGGGACAGTACATCAGCCCAAAGTAGTTGCGATACTCTTGCAAAGTCCTTCTTGGAAGAAGAACTGAGTAGTCTATCACAACTTTTCACCTCCTTCTCACACTCGATATACTGATCGATGGCTGATTTGACACGCTTTGGCGTGCATGTCATAGCTACTTTACTGCACATCAGAGTTACTTGACGTACAGCAAAGATCGCGTCCACCGATGGGTTATCGAGAAGCAGCCCAGTCGAACGGTCGAAGATAAGACCGATGAAACCCCCTAGAAATAAGGGGAGACATCCTCTTCCATGGTCAAAACCTTGGAAGAGTTGAGAGTCCACCTTTCCCGCTTCG